CTAACCGACAGAACAACAGCACCAGCCGGCAGAATCAGCGCCGGAGCACCAGCAGCCGAAGAAACAGTAACGTTGGTAGCCGTAGCAACCGAAGCGTCAGCGATATAGAATTGAGCAGCCATAACGCCCGAGCCACAATAAGCAGTGCGGGTTTGGTCGCCGCCACCCGAGCGCCAAATAGATTGAGTAGTAGACAGAGCCATAATATTCCTCGTGTTGTAGCACATCGCCGCACCGTCTCTACAAAGTCTGCTAGGTCAGTCGGTGGGGCTAAAATTCCTAGTAAATCGGTTTATAACACCATACCAAAATATATGCAACCAAATAAAAAGGCCCCGAAGGGCCTTTGCTTACTTCTTCCAGAACGACATCCAGTCCGGCTTGGCTTGCATCTTGGTTTCGGCGTTTTTCCACGCATCCATAGCATAGCCAAATTGCGTAGCAACGATATCGCGGCAAGCAGCCGACCACTGGGCAAAAACAGTTTGGTAATCCATAAAAACCTCCGTTGAGATAAAAAATGTTGCAGTGCAATATTAATCGTGTTTGTTGGACTTGGCAAGTATCTTGTCGGTTAGTGTGAATTGTGGGTTTACGCCCCCGTAGATGAACGAGTACCCAGCTAGTTTGCCTTTTGATATTGGTTTGCCAGACTTTAGTGCGCGTCTTAGGGTAGGCATCTTTATTTCGTAGTGCTCTAGTACAGCAGTAAGGCTTGGAAACAAAATACCATCGGGCATTGCAAATACTGGTTTGCTCATCTTAGCTTTAGACTCCTCTGTGTGTTTGCGACCGGTCCAGTGTTTATGGCTACGCCCGGCTTCTATGTTGGCACGGATTTTCGCGCGTCCTTCTTCAGATACTTTGCGGCCTGCTGCTTTGGGCTTGCCTTTTTGTGCAGCGCCAATCTTCGTTTTCACATCTTCTGAAAGTGTTTTGCCATAGCGGTAATGTTGGTCTCCTGCGTGCTTGCCCTTGCGGGACTTGCTTATATTTTGCTTAGTCTCTTCTGATAGAACAATTCCTAAGCGGGGCGCGTACGCGTCTGTGTTGATGTTGTAGCAGTCAGGCTGACCGACGCATTTCATCAAATATGTGTTCTCTATATCGAATGTTGCACGGTCATCGGGTACTTCCTCAACTATTTCAAACACAAACATATCGGCACCGTACTTGTTCCACGCTGCCTGCAGGCGCGGGTTTTTATGCGCCCCCTTTTTTAGTTCGTATTTATGCTGCCATTCCCGGCGTGCAAAAGATTCTGCGCTGCCAATGTAATAGTGGCCGTTGGTCATGTTAGTGATGCGATAGATGACTGCCATTGTTATAACCCCCAAGAAAGTTGATGTAGGGCTACTATAACACTCTCTTCCTTTGTAACACAACCCCTAAAACAAAGGGGGCCGAAGCCCCCTCTGAAACCCTTGAAAACACTAGGTTTTTCTTAGGCGCCCGGCGAACCGAACATGCCCAACGGATCCGACCAGCCGAACGAATAGCGCTCACGAGCCTTGTAGCGAACGTTACCGGTGTCGAAATCACCATCCATTGACGTAGCCAGCGGGGTACGAACGAAATGCTTCATACCATTCGGCACATCCGTGGTCAGGAACCAAGCGTTGGTGTCGGTCAGGAAGTGGTTAACGGTGTAGCCTTCCGGAATCGAGCCGTTGTTCATGATGGCGTTGATGTCGTTGTCGTTGGTACCAACACGCAGTTGGGTTTCCAGCAAACGGGTAGCGACGAACATCAGTGCCGGCGGAACAATCAGCTTACGCGGCTTAGCGGCAATCAGCAGACCACGTTCGTCAGTCCACGCAGCGATTTGAATCACAGCGTTTTCCAGCGAGGTTTCGTTCAGGTCAGCGGCGACGGCCGGGGTGTTGCTGTTGGTGCCACCAGAGACAAGCGGGTGCGCGGTGTTGAACAGTTGGACGCCATCACCACCCGGGTAGGTAGCCGAGAAGCCGTTGTTCAGAACGTTAGCAGCCTTAACTTGCTTGGTGTAAGCCATAGCACGAGCCAGAGCCTTGGTATAACGAGCCGACAGGGTGTCGTACAGGTTATCTTCCACTGCTTCTTCAGTCAGCGAGAAGCCAAGAGCGATGGTTTCGTGGTTGTATCGGGCGGTCCAAGCTTCTTGCGCGTTGTCGTATGCGATTGCAGCGCCTTCGTTCTTGACCGGAGCAGCCGAGAAACCGGACAGCTTGGTTTCTTCTTCAAAGCTACGTTCCGAGGTTTCGGTTTCGTAGATTTCTTTATGCTCTTCACCGTATTTGTTGTACTCCAGACCAAACAGCGCGTTCAGGCCGGGCAGGAGTTCTTTGAGTAGCTGGGCACGAGAAATTGCCATGATTTATCTCCTTAGATGCCGGTGGCGTTGTTATACGAGTGATAACCGGCGTTGAACTTGACGACCAACTCCGTGAAGTTACCAGACGAGTTAGCGGTGTCCGGCACAACGTCAATGACGCGCATCGGGGTGCTAGCAGTACCAGCGCCGCCCGGGGTGTATACACCAATCTTCGAGTTACCAGTGGTGGTCGAGCCGGTGTTTTGCACAACGGTGACGTTGCTACCGATAACGGTCAGACCCAGATAAGCCGGGGTGAGTGCGTTAGCGCTGTCTTCAACGTCGCCAGCAACCAGAACAACCTTGTACAGGGCGTTCGGGTCATCAGAAACGTAAGCGGTAGCGTCGGTAACGCCCGACAGGCCCGGCCAATATTGCGAGAACAGCTTTTGCTTGGTCGAGGGGTTGGTGTACGAACAGCCGAGGAAAACGCCAACCAGACCGGCGACCGGGCTAGCTTCGTCTTGGATGTTCGACTTTGCCACAGTACCGGTAGCGGTAAGCGTAACGATGTCACCGTTGAAAATGTTGGTGCCGTACGAAACCGAAGTGGTAGTGATGGCGAATTGACGAGTTGCACCAGCGAACGGCAGGCCACCAACGAGGTTGATAGGCTTTAGGCCGTACGGGGCAGAAACAGTCGGGTATGCCATATTCTTGCTCCTAATTAAAAGTTACTTGCCTTTTCCAAAGGAAGTAGTCGATTTGCGTTCACGGAAGAGCGGCATGCGAGCATCGTTCTCTTTCATAAAGCTGTTATCGACCGCGTCGGTTTGGGCTTGCGCTTGTGCCGCATAGTGGCTGTTGCGCTGGTCCACAAACTCCTTCGGGGTTTTACAGAGAAGTAGTCCACCGATTTCAATAAAGTCCTTGAACTTACTGTCAGCGTCTACAAAGAATTGCATTTCGGGGTGGTCCGTCAGTTTGACCGGTTCCCAGCCTTCACGCATTTTAGAGGAGACATTGCGGGCGTCAGATTGACCCACCATGCTTGTACGAATCCACCGATATGACCAACCCGGCTGCTGCTTAATTTCCGGAAGAAGCTCGGGCGGCTTCCATGCTTCAGGACGCCGATAGGTTTCAGTAGTTTCCAATTCACGTGCGAGACGATTTTCAGCCATTTGCATTCTCCATCTTAATCAGTTCACGAGCATATTGCTCCGGGGTAAGTCCAAGCTTTTTAGCAAGATTAACTTGCGTCTTGGTTAGCACAATCTTCTTGGGCGCGGTGCTACGCGTTGCCGGTGCAACTACTGTGGACGGCTTTGCGCGAGGAGTGGTTTTAGCCTCTTCCTGCGTACTATCCCCAAAATACTCGGGGAATCTTTTGCGCATCGTATTATTAATACGACGGTAGTAGTCGTCAGACCTAGGGTCTACGCCATTTTTAACCAGCTTTTCGTGCAGCCCCAAAGCCAAGCTGGTCATTTCTTCATCGTTTCCAAACCAAGGGTTTTGCTCTTGCCACAAAACCGCTTTATGGTCCGGCTGACGAACTTGGAGCCGTTGTGATTCTGTATTTACTACATTTTCTTCATTTTGTACAGGCGATTGTTTAGATACATATACGGGTTTATACCCCGTAACCTGCTGTACTTTCATTTGAGCGCTAGTCAAACGCTCTTGTGCTTGGATAACTTTTTCAGTATCCCCGGCGTCGTATGCGTCACGATATTCACGTTTAGCGATTTCAAACTCGCGTTCCGCAGATTCTTTCATGGTGCTCATGAGCATTTCTTCGCCAGACGACAGCGTTGCTCGGAGCTTTTTATTCTCCTCCATGATTTGCTGGGCTACCCGCAGGGCTTCTTCTCGCTCGCGCAGCGTTGCTTCTTTGGCTCGGCGTTCATCATGCCAAACCTTTTTAAGCTGCGACATGCGAGTGCGTACGCGCTCGGAATAATCGTTTAGTTCATCTTTTTCGAGGTCTTCCACTACCTCTTGGGGTAGCGGCTCGCGGCCGCGGTCTTCCTCAGGGGTGTCGTCCTCAATCTCGTAAGGGTCTTCGTCTTGGCTGGCTGCATCTCCAGCCGCATTTTCTTGCTCGTCAGGAAACTCGTATTCGACCATTTCCATACTATTCTCTTGTCCCGCCATTCTCTTCTCCTTATGCGCGTGAATACCCACGCGGGTCATCCACAACGGCCTCTACCGAATCATCGTTAATAATCCGGAACTCACGTCCATGAATCTTAATGCGGGTGCCGGCATATGCTCGGGTAAGAACAAAATCGCCTTCCTTACACCAAGGTCCGGTGGGGAAACGACTTTCGTCTTTAAAGCACATGTCGCCCATTTTCAAAACAAACAGGACTACCGTAGAGGTTGATTCAATCTCTTTGGTCTTATCTGCTTTAAGCAGACCATTTTCAAACGTATCGCCAACATCAGGGATGGCGCACAGCATGCGATAGCCTTTCGGCTCGGGAAGTTGCGTAGGCATTTGGCCTTCGTTTTGCGTGACTTCTTCAGTCATCGTCTTGCTCCAAAGTTGATGCGAGGTCTTTGATAATCGATTGTGCAATCAGCAGACCCCGAGACTGACCACACAAATACTGATAGTGCGCAAAATCTTTTGCGTTTCCTTCGACCAAGCTCTCGCTAATAGCTTTCTGCTCTTCGTTAAGCTTGGAAATCAAAAACTCAATCGCGTCCATTACTCACCTTTATTCTGGTCGGTGGGTTTTTTCTCAGACTTATTACCTGCTTGGTTATATGCCTGAATGCGAGACTGCAACGACTGGTGCTCCATCTGGTTTGTCGATTGTTCTTTCTGGTGGGCAAGCTGTTTCTCATGCTTACTTGCTTCCAACCCCATGCGCATGCCCTCGCTACGTTGCGACGCTGCCAACTTCTGTGCGTCCGTAGCTGCCTTCAGACCAACGTCAATACCCTTCTGGCGTTCTTGTGACGCGATGCGCTCACGCTCAATCTCCAAGCGTTGTTGTTCAATCTGCACATCGGCCATCGCCTTCTGTTCTTTCATCGTCTGCTCGCGCTCTTTAATCTCCAGTTCTTTCTGCTGCATCTGGACGAGCGGGTCTTGCTGCTGTTGTTGCGCTTGTGCCTGCTGGGCTTCCGCAGTGTTCTTCTGGTTGAGCTTTTGAGCGGCTTGGGCAATCAAGCGGGACAGGTCCACTTCAACATCTTCCGGCAGTTCTTCATCCGGCGGCGGCAGCGGTACACCCAGTTGCTCTTCGATTTGCGTCCGATAGGCAAAGGCTAGGTGCTCAGCAATATGCGCTTGGATTGCAGCTTGGATGCCCTGAGCGTTCGGGGACTGCCCAACCATTTGTGACAGCTTCGGGTCTTGCATGAACATCATGTGCGTTTGGATGTGCGCCTCATGGTCCTGATAGATAAATGCCTTGTTCGGCGTGCTATTCAGGAAGTTCATGTTCTCCGTAACCGGGTCTTTGGGCTTTTGTTCCTCGCTCTTCGGAATCAGTTTGTCGATGTTTTTGACCCCAAGCACCTCGCACATCTGGCGATTAAGTTCTTTTTGGTCATATACCTGCGGTGCGTTTGCCGCCATCTGCATAACTGCTTGCATTTGAACGACTTTTTGCGACATAGTCGCCGCATTTGGGTCAGATACCGGGATAACTTCTACGTTGTCGTAGTCGTCTTTGCGAGCCTTGCGGTCGCCTTCTTCCGGGTCAAAGTCGTACTCTTCCGGGGCATAATCACGAATAATCGCGGCCAACAGCTTAAATTCTTGTTTCATCGCGTAGTGGATACGCGCCTGCACTGCCGACATAATCTTCAGCGTGCGTTCAAGAATAGCCAGAGTCGTACCCACCGGGGCTTGCGCCGACATATCCGAGACCTTCATATCAGCCGCACTAGCAAAGCGACGGCCTTCTTCGATAATCTGGTTCATCAACGCCATAAGAACTTGGCTGGGTTCTTTGTACGGCAGGGGCATGATGTTGTCCCGGATGGTGCCGCTGGGCACATCCACATCTCTAAACTCGGCCGGGGCAATCGGGGTGTCGTCGCCTTTAATACGCAAGCCACG